GAAGTGTTACAGATTGACTCTTTGCTTCATGTGCTATATTATGCGCAAAAATTGCATAGTAATGTACTGTATTTGGTTGAAGTCCGGTAACATGATAACTTGTACTTCCACTTGAAAGACTTGCAATTAATGTATAACCACTAATTCCATCAAATTCTTTCACATAATTTCCAGTAACACCAGTTGGATTTACGTTAACCCAAGATAGTGTTCCACCCGTACAAGTTATACTTGAAGTAGTAACTCCGGTTGGTGGTTTTATATATGGTGCAATGCTATATGTTAATTCATTACTATATGGACTATAAATGTATATTGGTGCAAAACAATCAATTCTACTACGAATTTTATACGTGTAATAAACATTCATTGCAATAACATCATGATAAGTAGTACCAGTTACAGTATTCAATAATACATAACTACTACCAGAAATTCTTCGCCAAATTTCATACTGTTGTTTCCAAGTATTTCCATCAGTCCAAGATAAATCAATTGAAGTTGTACCACTATTTACTACACCACTTAATGTCTGAGATAATGGCATCGAAAGTACGTCAACATATAATGTTTCAGTTGTTCCAGTTAAATCCCAATTTGGTGTTACTTGTCTGACTTTATACCAATAATTTGCACCATAAGTATCTATTTTATCATATATATCAGTACCACCACTGAATGTCACACCAACTCTTTGGTATGTTCCATGCTCAGTAGCACTACGCCATAATTCATAACGACTTGTAGTATCTCCAGAAGTAGCATTATTAATACTTGCTTTTGTTCTTACAACACAAGAATTATCAACAACTGTTTGTGCAACTTGGCTTGCAGTTGCACTTGAAACAGTATATGGATTACTACATGTTGATGTAGCATGTGTTACAATTTTATACCAATAAGTGTTTCCAAGTACGATGTTTTCATCGTCATAAATTTTAGTACCTGTAGGTGTTAATTGTGCAATTTCTACGTATGTTCCAAACTGAGTATTACTACGTTGAATGCTCCAATAATCTACATAATTATTATTTGAAGTAATAGTAATTCTGATTGCATCAAGTCCATTATAGACATTGGCTTTTGTAAATGTTGATTGCGCTCCCGGTGTCGTAATTGTCATTGGCTCATTATCCATGTGGGTAATGTTCAATGCATCTTGACAAGTTGGGTCAGGTGCACCATTATATTGGTCGGTGGTTATAATATATTGAGTATTTGGTGATACGCTTGTTGTCCAATAACTACAAAATGGGTCACCAATACTACCACAACCAATACATGGACTTACAATAATTCCATTTAATTTAAGTTTCCAACCCCATGCGGTTGCATTATGTCGTGTTACAGTTAAACTGCAATCACTATAACTTACTGAAAGTTGTCCGGATGTTGGCATGTTTAAATTATTAGTATTGAAGAATAATCTGCTGTAGGTGGACTAACAACATTATTTATTGTCACGACATTACTTGCCGGACTTTCTTGCCCAGTTTTATAGAAGGTAGTATAAAAACTATAATTAATGTTTGGTTTAAGCACAAGATAATTTGTTGTATTTCCAGTTGAAATACCTAATGTTTTTACTAAAGTATAATTTAAATCAGTACTTACTTTAGAATACCAACGTTGATGTGTAGCACCTGTCCATGTGCTAACTTGTGTCTGTCCACTCCAACCAATAAGTGGAAATAAATGTACGTCTGTACCACCACTTAATATAGGAGCAATAATTCCAGCAACAAAACTAACTTGTGTTCCATAACCAACACCCCATATATTTTTTGCCCAAGCACGTACATAATAAGTTTGTCCTTGTGTTAATCCAGTAATTGGGGAAGTATAAATACCAAGTCCACTGCCATTATGTGTATGTGTATTTCCGGTTGTTGGATTCTGAGTTGTTGACCAACATATACCTCTATCTGTAACAGTTGCAAGTCCATCACCTGTTACAGTACCATTTCCAGTAGCACCACTATATGTTATATTTGTTACTGCTTGAGTTGTAAGAATCGGACGACTTGCAGTAGTAAATACTACATCACTACCATTTTGTCTTCCACAAGAGTTAATTGCATAAGAATTTGCTGTATATTGTGTACCTTCTTGAAGTCCGGTAACATCATGAGTAAAATAACCCGTACCACTACCTTGTGGATGGTCAACACCATTAAGCATTACTCCACGTGAAGTTACTGTTAAACCACCTGCTGAAATAACAGTTGCTGCAAGAGTAGCACCTATCATTGTAACATTTAATGGTACTGCTGTTACAACTGTTGGTACTGCTGTTACTGTTATATTAATTACTCCACCATAAGTTGTACCAAGTACTGAAGTTATGTATGCTTTTATTGCCCATGTACCAATTGGTAATGTACAATAAGTAGTTTTGGTTGTACTTCCACCTGCAGGAAAACTACCTACTCCATAACTATTACTACCGTATTTAAAACCATAAGATGCTGCAATACCACCAGTAATAGTCCATGTACAGTTTACTGATACTGAATTACAACTTGCGTTTGCCCAATTTGTGCTTGCACTTTGTGCCATACGTTAATCTTTTCTAATATAACACCCGACATCCTTACAAAGCAAAACCGCAAGATGATAGTTAAATCACCTTGCGGTTTAAAAGGAAAATTTATATGAAGAAAGAAAGAAGTCTTAAATCAGACCTTCTGTTGCCATGAAACCTGCTGTAACGAAACTGGCTTTGCCCTTGGCATTACCGGCAATTGTTACTGCGATTGCTCCATCATTTCCAGCAGCAGTTCCACTGGTTTCTGTCATAACGGTTGTACGAAGTCCAGCGCCTTTAATTCCAAGTGCTCTGAAGTCGCCTTCTGCTGTTTTTACGATTGCCACTAAATTGGCTAAACCGATTGTCTCAAGTGTTGCTAAAGTGCTTGCAGAAATTGCTGCTACACCAAAGTTTACTGTCTGTAAAAAATTTCTACGACTACCGTTGACTTGTAAGTCATCTTGGAAAGTCGCACTGTCGAGTGCTGGTACGATTTCAAAAAAAGTTCCACCAGTTGTCGTCCAAGTAATTCCGGTAAGTTCCCCACCTGAGTTATATGTTAAACCGCTAATTTCACTCTTGTTTGCAACCCAGAGTCTTTCAACGCCTGATGCACTATATGCGCAAACACCAGCCAAACCTGCTACTAATTCACATCCCATTTTGTTAATGTATTAATTGTGATAAAATTATTTTTAAAAAAACCATAGGAGTCCGAAGACTCCCACAGTTCAGTATTTTTTAAAGTGCCCAAATTGCTGCCTCTGCCGGATAGATGACTTTTACGTCGACACTACCTTGGATTTTCATACGTACTTTGTTATCAAGAGTGCTTTCTCTCATGTCTTTAATAACAAGTTGTGTGAAGTTATCTGCAGCACCAACACCAACTACGATGTTCTGTGGTTGTATTACTACCATTACGTTATCTGCAATCTGTGCGATTGTGTAGATTTCCAAACCTGCATAGGTCTGTGGCGGCATGTCAGCCGGAGTGTTAAGTCCGAGTTTCATTAATGCTTGTTTGTACATTAATGCTGATTTAGGATTCATGTAAAGTTTAAGTCCAGTTACATCTTCAAGTACGTTTGAAGGAAGTTTTGCAACCAATGCATCAACTGCAGCAACGATGTTACCTGCTGTTAAGCCAGTAGTTCCCGTTACTTTGTTGGTGATTTGTTTTGTCAAACCTGTGATTGTACAACCAGTGCTACCAGTGTAGTTCCAAAGTTTGTTTTCGAAATCCTTATGCATTGCATCAATCAAAACTTTCTGAAGTGCTGCTTGGAAGTCTGCACCTGGGTCTTGAGTATTCAAGTTTCCACTTGAAATACCATTCCAAAGTGCTTCGAGGTCTTTGTAGCAAAGTTCGATGTCGATGTGTAAGGTACAAGGAGCAAGTTTCACTTCGGTTGCTTTTAATGTTCCGTCTGCATTGAAGTCACAATTTTGTCCAACTTGTACTAAGCCACTGCCAGTAAGTTTTGCAACGTATGCGTATTTGATAATGTCTTCTACTATTCTAACGCCAGAATCAACTGTACGGTTTTTAGTAAATGCTTCGGTGATGTATGGTAAAGCAGGTTCACCAATATAACTCTGAGTTTCGTTCAAAGTTGTTGCGAAGTCTAATTTTTTTGCTTTCATGTGTTTATTTTTATTTAATTTTAATACTTAGTCTTACTAATATAACACTAAGCCAGTTATTTTTTTACCAACCCCTATTGTATTTGATTTTCTCAAAAGGAGTAAGTTTGTTAAATTCGTCTTGTGTCAAGGCTTTCTTCTCCGGTGCTAAAATTGGGTCTGAAATTGGTTCTTTCATTTTTGCTTCAAGTTCAGTAAGTCTTGCGAATGCTTTCTTTACTCTTGCTGAAAAACCACCATCCATACCACTATCTTGTGCTTGAGGAAGTAAGTCTTTTTGTGATGTCACACTTGCTTCTGTTATAGTGCCAGTGTCATCAACACAAACTTGGATAATATAATCTCCGGCAACCGGACACAATTCTTTAATGGTCTTATTAAGTCCATCAGTTGTTGCTGTTGTACCACTTGTACTACCACTTGCCAAAGGAATTTCGTCATCCATTTTTTTCTTTTTACAAGCCAATCTGTCTGCTTCATCAAGTTCTGCAAGTTGTGCATCACTTAATTCAGAAGAATTGTTTGCTTTAATCCAACCACAGATTTTCTCTGCACCACTTTGACTAATGCCTTTTGCCAATTGGTCACTTATACATTGACTCCAAGGATAGGCAGCCATGTTTGTGTCACCACTTGTAGTGCCACTTGGTATCATTGGCATTGTATTGTCTGTAACGCCTGAAGGAGCAGGTGCTGAAGGTTGTGCATCAACAATTGCTGTTGCACCACTAACTGCTGTAGTTCCACTTGTTGTTCCTGATGTGCTACCACTTGCTGGTACTTCTGGTGCTTTCTCTGCAGGTTGTGCAGGTAAAGGACGTACTTCTGCTAAGTTGGAAGATGCATCTACTACGATAATCCCTTTCTCAGTTGAAAATTCGCCCGTACCAACTGGTGTGGAAGTTTCGATGCCATTCTCGTTAGTAATTATTTTACTAACTGGTTCGCCTACCTTACCCCATTCGATGTCGAATGCCAATTCCGGTACAAGTGCACGTTGAAAATTTTCTACTTCTGTGAAAATCGCAAGTATTTTTTCTTTTAAACTTTTATTTACTTTTGTCATTTCTACTTTAATTTGTTTATTAATTATTTGATTAATTACCTCTTGGTTAAAATCCGTAAGTACTTTATCGAGATAACTTTCCACGGAAAATCCAATAGAATCAATTTCACTATTAATTATCGTTTCAAATACTTTTGGGTCTTTTATCTTGTAAGAAACATACCATGCACCCATGATGTTAGGATGTTCAATACCTTTTGCTTTTAAATCTGCCACTCTTTCTGGTGAATTAACAATATAATCTTCCAATAAATAAGCATTAACTGGCAGGTTTGAATTATGTTCAAGATTAACATTTTTACCTTGTTGTTCATCATGAAATTTATTCACTATTTGTTCAATTGTTTCTGCTGAAAAATACCCATTATATTCTTCTTGGGTTTCTGGGTCAATACGATAAACTAAAACATTCGGTATTAATGAAAGTCCAGCAATAATTTGTTTCTTAACATCACCTAAAGCAATATATTTTGGTTTGTGTTTTTCGAAGAATACTGCTTTACTACCAAAAGCCGGGTCACCTACAATTGAAATACATTTAACTCCTGATTCGACAGTTTCATCAATAAGAAACTCATAGACTGGCAATTTTAATTTCATAATTTGCTTATTTAAGTAATTTAATTATCTTTACGTCTTACTAATATAACACCTACAACATGAAAAAATTTAATAAAGAAGTTTGGGAGATAATTGAAAACTGTAATGAATACTATCAAGTATCTACAAAAGGTCGTGTTAAATCACCATATAAAATACTTACTCCATGTAACATGCTTGGGTATTTGTCAGTACATTTACGTAAATGCACTACTCAAAAAACACCGAAAATTCATCGTTTAGTTGCTATTGCATTTATTCCAAATCCTTTGAATCTTCCCGAAGTAAACCATTTAGACGGTAACAAGAAAAATAACAATGATTGGAATTTAGAATGGAGTTCCTCAAAAAATAATACTGACCATGCAATTAAAACAGGACTTCGTGACTCAATTGGTGAAGCCAATGGTCGTGCAGTATTAACTGAAACTCAAGTCAAAGAAATTCGTTTAAAACATATACCACGCATTTATGGTCAAGTTCGATTAGCCAAAGAATATGGTGTTTCACAAAGACAAATTGGACGTATCATACATAATCAACAATGGACTTAACTTCTTGAAAATCCAGCAAGTTGTTTAGTCATGCTGACTTCATTTTGAGCAGTTGTGATTTTTTGTACTTGTACAACAGGAGCAGGAAGTAATCTATTAGCACTTGCTATACCTTGTATAAGCCTATCATAGTCAATAAAACTCTGACTACCTGTTGATGTTGCAGGTACAACTCCACCACTTGCCATACCACCACGTAAATCAACACCACTGGCTAACATTCTCATTGAGTCAGCATGATTATACACACGTGTGCCCGGAGATAGGTCTGCGAGTTCCAGACCTTCTTCTCCAACCATTGTTAAGCCACCCGGTGATACTCCACCTTTTGCCATCTTTGGCAGTGGTTTGGTTGCTTCTTCTGCAGGTGGTTCTGGAATCTTCTGAGCAATAATTGTTCCTACTGCTGCTGCTGATAATATACCAACGGCAACTGCTTTGAATACGTTAGGCAATGCTTTTACAACAGCCAATGCACCCGCAATAATTGCATCAATAATTGCTGCGGCTTTACGCCATTGTGCAGCCTTCTTTTCTGCTTTATTACGTGCTGCAACAGCATCTAATCTTTTCTGTTCTTCTGCATCGTATTGTTTTTGTGCTTCTACATGTGCAGCCTTTTCTTCGTTAATCTTAGCAAGAATTTCATCGTACCTTTCACCATTAGCATCCTCAAGCAATTTTTCGTACTCTAAGAGTCTATCTTTACGGTCAGATTCTTGTTCCATAATGTCATCAAGTTGCTTCTGTGCACTGTCGATGTCTTTCTGCATTTTCTTGGCTCTGTTGTCTTGCAGTGTAGCCATGAGTTCAAAAGTCTGTCCAATTACTTGTCTACTGACATCAATTTCTTCTGCGTATTTCTTAGTGAAGTCTTGAAGTTTTTGTGTTAATGTAAGTTGGTTTTCCAATTCAACACCAATACGTTCTTGTGCTACACCTGTAGCATTGACATTCTCAGTAATTTGATAATCAATGTCATTTATCTTCTGAGAAGTTTCTGCTTGCTGTTGCAAACCAGTATTAATGTCTGCATTAGTATTGTTATATTCATCAGTCAAACCATTTAAGTCTGATTGAAGTTTATTAATTTCTTCGAGTTTAGCATAACGTTCTTCTTCGTTTGCACCGGATTTTTTCAATACTTCTTCTTCTTCTTTGAGTTTTTTAAGTCTGTCATTAATTGGTGCAAATTGCTGTGCAAGAATTGCTTTCATTTTGATGTTTGCTTCAAGAAGGTCATCAGTAACAATTCGTTGTTTAACTAATGACAATCGTTGTTCTTCAAGAGTCTGTTTGGTAATACTTGCATTTACTTTGACCATTATTAATTCTTGGGTTGCTCTATCAAGAGTTTCCTTGCCAATCCTACTACGGTCTTCATAATTTTTAGTAAGTCCTGCTTGTGTTTCCAAATCTTTACGTGTGCTCAAATATAAACCATCTAAAGCCTTACCGAAATCTTCAACTGAATTTACAGTAACTTTAATTGCTGCACCAGTCTTATCGAAAGTATCAATCTGTAATTTACCAAAGTCTTTGTAGGTGTTAATATAACGGCTAATCATCAAAAACATTTCCTTTGTTACCTTTTGTTCGGAAGGTAATAAGTTTGATGTACGGTCTTCAATAATTTTATTACGTCTGATGTCGAAATTAACTATGTCATCTTGGACTTTTTTACCTTCTTCAAGTCCTTTATTTACTAATTCAGTTAATCTAACACGTTTCTCATACACATAGTTTTGCTGTTGTGCAGCATCAAGAATCTCTTGAATAAGTTTATTGGATTCTTGTATACTCTGATTGTATTCTCCGGCAACTTTTGCTCTTGCATTATCAACACTAATTGCTTGAATGTCTATAGCCAATTGCTTTTTGCGAGTATCTTCTTGTGCAATTAATACTTCTTTTTGTGCTGCGAGTATCTTTAATTTTTTCTCATTTTCAGCACGTGCAGACATGTCATAAGTCGTAGTTGCTTTGATAATTTTTATCTGTTCATTTAAATTCTGAAGATTTGCTTCAAAAGTTTTCTGTTCTTTGTAACGTTCCTTGTTAACTCGTATTAAACGTATTTCAGTTTCTTCCAAAGCATTATTAAGTTTATCCATAGCAACAGCAGTATGTTGGTCATTATCTGCCTGGACTTTTTTGATTGCAGCAATCTTGGCTTCATAATCCAATTGCTTTTCTTTTTCTTCACTTGCATTTATTTGAATTTGAAGTGCTGCTTGCTCACTATCTTTGGCTGCAAGAAGGTCTGCTTTGAGTTTTGTCGTATAATCTCTTTGTGCAATTATACGTTGATTAGCAAGAGTCAATTCTTCTTCTGCGAGTTTTGCTGTTTCTGCTTTTAAAGCAAAAGTATCTTTAGCATCAGTTTTAGTCATCTTAGCAAGTTCCAAACCTTTTTGCTGTGTTGCAACTAATGCTTCTTGTGACTTAACTGTTTCTTCACTGAGTTTATATTGGTCATCAGCAATTTTTGCTGCTTGTTTGTACTTTCCGGTTATCTTATCAAAATTAGCAATTAATAATCCAACCCCAACTACCAATGCACCAATACCTGTTGAAATTAATGCTGTCTTCATGCCTAAAGAAGCAGTCTTAACACTACGTACAAGTGTACCAAAACCTTGTCCGACATTCTTCAATCCTTTTAAATTTTGTGCACTAAAAGTTTCTGTTATCTGATTTAAACCACCCATGATAGCAAGGAAGTTTGTTGCCTTTGCTGCGATTTCATCGAATGCTTTATTACCACTAATAAGAGTAAGAGAGTTTGAAACAGCACCAAACGCACCTACCATACCAGTACCAAGTTTGGCAACACTACGTAGTTGTTCTGCACCACTGACTTTTTCAACAACTTTCTGCATGTTTTGTGCAGCAGTAGTTGCATTGGCAAATTGTGTTTTTAATGTTCCAAGTTGCTGATTGGCTTTCATCCATTCTTGTGTGCCAACCTTCAACTTCTGCATTGATGTCTCTAATGACTTAATTTCATCGTTTAATTCAACTAATGATTTGTCATCAACATCAATAATAATGGTGGCTTGTTTTGTTGCCATGTTATAGTTTCTTTATTAATTTAATTGTACAAGTCTTCATTATTGGGTCGTATCCTTCAATGCTGACTATGTTATAGATTTCCGAATTATACATTATTGGTCTTTCAATCTGCATTTCCTGCCAATCGTAGGCATTCATACGCATAGTTGCTGTTAACATTTCTGAGTACTTATACCTATCGTATTTCAACTTATGAAACTTGGTCCATAGTGTCTCATGAAAATAACCACTGTCATCAAATACAAGTGAAAAATCAGTCGTAATGCTATTGGCTATATTATTTGATTGTCCCATCAATTGCCATAATGCCTGCAAGTATGTTGCAATAGTTGTTCTACGGTCTTCAACATTGCTTTGAAAAAATGATGTTCCCGTAATATAATTTGGATGTACCTGTGCCAACCATTGGTCTACATTCACTCTGTAGTTAAATAATTGCATTGGACTAACAACCGGAATGATTACCTTATTCAATGTTGTCCCGGTTGCCGTAAACATGTTATAATACATATAACGACTAAGATTGCCTTTGCCAGTCTTCTGTTCCCATTGACCAATTGGTCTGCCGTAATAAAACATCATTGAGCCTTTACCCGCAAACTTAATCGTATCTTCCGTATTGAATAAGTAAGTATCACCCGTAGCCTTATTAAACTTCTTTGAGTCATTATCAGTTGGACTTTGCTTGGTCAAACATGGCAGATACATTGTAGAGAAATGCTCGTAAGTCCAAGGACCATCCTGCGTAACGTCATTGTAAATAAATTGTCTGCATATATTTGGCTCTGAAAATCCAATGTCAATCTTATCATCAGTGCCAATCTTATTCATGAAAGAATTGTAATTAGCCTTTGATGCTTTTGTCCAAACTTGAGTTGTTGCATTATTATTCTGACCGACCATGACGTAATTATCACCCATGATGTTTTGATTGTTGGCTTTCTCAAACTTAATACTGGGATTATTCTTCAAATTATAACTAAACTCCATAGTCTTTTTGTCAATCTTCTGCGTAATGTCGTATGGGTCGTAGTTGTCACCGAAGAGTACATTATAAGTTTCAAAAGTACAAATCTTATTTGCTACATCAACTTTTATGTATAAGTTAAACATGTTGCAGACATTCTTCAAGAAATCACCTTGATTATCTTCTGGTAAAAACTTAGCAATTTGCAAGTTAACATCAGTACTGCCACTGATTTGTTCGGTAGCCTGGTCATAGATGTCTTCGTCACCTGCATAGGTATAGATAATTCGTTTCAAGTCTTTGTTATTAAAGAATTGTCCACCAAGTTGCCAACCTGCATCACTGAGTATTTGTTTGACAATTGACACGAGATAAATTGCAGGTGGCACTTGATGAATATAAATTCGTTGATAATAACTATGTCCGGTTGTTGAAATGCCTGTATAACTTGTATTGTTAGTTAAGTTTGAATTGATTAGTATGTAGAAGTTTTGTGGAGCACTGTCAACTCTCATAGGATAACTCACTGGTCTGCGAGTTTCATTTTCCCACATAGTTTGTCCTGAGACTCCACCGTAAAGATTTGCTTCAGTGTAAAAAGTACTGTATTTACATAATGGAAATTGATAAAAGGTCTGGTCTGATGTACCTGTTAAACCATAAATTGCCATGTGTTGTACAATACTGTCTTCATAACTCCAACCAGTAATAACCGGAAACTTTAAATTACGTAAAGTCTTATCACTACCATCAGCATTAGGCTTATTCAATTCATCAATCAACTCCTTAAATTTACTGTAGAATTTACACTTGTAACCCGTAGGTGTAAGCAATTCCAAGTTGATTAAACCGTCAAGTAATTGCTGATTATTCAAATAAACTTGGCAAGGTATGCTTTGGTTAATTGGAAAGTAGTTCTTACTGCCAAGACTTTCCGGTGCACCAAACACCAAACTGTTCTGCTTAATGTATGGCAATTCAAAATCATAACTAAAGTCTTGAAAACGATTTCCGGGGTCTTGAAAATCGTCAACAATTCTCGATAGTTGTATACCAAGGTCTGCAGCACTTTTATATGCCAAGTCACCAAGACTGGTAATGATTCTTATATTTGAAGTTTCCACAGGCTGCTATTGTTTATTAAATAAATTCATTTATCTTTGTTTTTTAATTTTATTGACATGAAAGAAATTTGGCGTGATGTTTTCGATTTTGAAGGATTGTATCAAGTATCCAACTATGGTCGTGTAAAATCACTTGCAAGATTTGTTAATCATTGGCGTGGTAAACGTTTTGTTAAAGAAAGAATACTTAAACCAATTGATGATGGTAATGGATACTTTATTGTTAGATTATGTAAAAATAATAAAGGTCATAATAAATTCATTCACCAATTAGTTGCAATTGCCTTCATTGAAAATCCAGAAAATAAATCACAAGTGAATCATGTCTGGGGCGACAAAAAAGACAATCGAGTTTCTTCATTAGAATGGTCAACCAGTGTTGAAAATAATGAACATGCTTATCGTACAGGATTAATTAATAATACTGGTGAAAATAACGGTCAAGCCAAACTTACTGAATCTCAAGTCAAAAAAATCAAAGAACTTCGTGGCATTTTAACTCAAAAGGAAATCGCCAAAACCTTTAATTTATCTCAAGGACACATTTCAAACATTCAAAATAATAAGAAATGGTAACTTTATACACTAACAGAATTTTCAAAAATGGTTTCAATAACTGTCACTTGTAAAGTATACTCATTAACGTTTGTGCTTTTATTTGCTTGAAAACTATCTACCATTAAGAAATTTTGATGTGTAGTATTATAATTATAAATCCTATTACTCTGTAACATTTCCTGCAACCATTGATAAGTATCACTATCAATTGTGCCAGAGTTCAGTGTCCATTTTTTCGTATATTGTGTATTATAAACACTATTACTTATGAAGCCAACTGGTGAAGCACCAGATTTACCAATTTCTCTTGGCACTTGGTAATACTCTCTGGTTACATTTTCGTCTTGTATAACCTCACCAACAAAGTCAAAGACATCCCATGTACCAAAACGATTGAGGAAACATGTGCCAAATCTTGTTGGTGCTTCGTCAATTTCATATAAGAATGTCTTAATCTCAGTAAGAGGATAACTACCATTGGCATCAGTTTGCCATACAGCAAAGTCAACTCTGCGGACTTTAGTATTACCACTATTTTCATAAGTAGCAAGTCCAAGTGCATCATAACCCACAGCAAGCATAGTCATACCACCAAAGTTAGTAGTAGTTCCACTTGCAATGTTGAAGAAAGTCACACCTGTAGTAACTTGTCCATTATAAAAATATATGTTTCCACGACAATCAAGTGTACGTCCACTACTGGCATAAAAACTCTGCAGGATAAATGACAGGTATTGCTTTGAGTCTCTTTGCACGTACAATGTCTGTGGAGAGTGTGTAAGCCACGTAACACCACTTCTGGGATAACTACCATTAGTTGGTGTTAATCCTGTTAATAACGTACCTAAGTATGGACTCATGTCATTATTATCTTCAAAATCTAAACTTGCATTACATGCAGTTAAGTATCCTGTTTTGCCTTTATAACGTTTCTTCTTTGTTTGACTATTGGCAATTAATGGAAATAACTCACCATACTTCAAGAAATAAGCACAGTCATAATCTGGAATGTTTGTAAATCCTGTACTTTGGAAGTTAGGTGGAGTACTTTGCACGTAATTCTTTAATAATGGTTCGACTTGAAATTTATGTACGTTATCTTTCTGAAAAGGTATTTGTAATTCGCCAATCCTTATGAAATTCTGTGCAACAGGTGTACCACCAAATTCCAATGTTGGGTCAATATAAACTTCTGTATAAAGACTGTAGTCTCCAGTGAGTTGACCGTCAAAGGCTGAAACTCCATACTGGTCAGTGATTAAAGCAATACTAATTTGTGAGATTTTTACTTGTGCTGTTGTTAAGTTTAAGTTTGGTGTATTTTCTCTTGCAACCAAGATAACATAATCACCATCATTAGTTATGTAATATAATCTCCTGAGTACTACATCTTGTTGAATACATTCTGCTATTGAAGTAGCAATTTCATCAGCATAGTTGTAGCCGACATTTACACCGTTCTGGTCAGTTAAGCCACTTGCAAGGAAATAAGTATTCTTATCCGGATAACCTTTGGCTGTAAATGTTGCTGAATATACTTGTGGATAATTGATGTTAAAAGTAATTGTTGTATCATTTAATACATTTCCAACAACATGAATTCTTGCTTTAGCAGGTTGTGGATTTGGATTATTTATTGCTGTTTCCAATTGAAAAATTATTGGATTATTAGCACATGTAAGTTGTGCCGGACTTCCGGTTATGAAATTATTTGTGAAGAATTGTCCGTCTGGCATAACCAAATCTTCTTCTTGTGCGAAGCAAAATCCTTCATAGGCAATAACACTGTAATAACCCGCAGTAAGTCCCGTAAATGTATATGGTGTATTTCCGGTATATGTAGGTACACCATTTATTTTCCAAATTAATGTCGTACCCGTATTACCAGTAACACTAAATAAAATTGTGCCATCATTAGCACCCCTAACACTTGGTGCTGTAATAAGTGTTGATAAGGTAGTAATACTACAACCAGTTGGCTGACCACCGCAGGCATTAGGAAGACTTTGTTGATTTTCCAATGTCGTTCCACTCTGCCATTCATAAAGATTAAGATAACTTGGATTACTTGGTAGGATTCCCGGTGGTGAGAGCAATGTTGAATAAGTCATTGCAGAGAATGTCAATACTGTTTGTCCTGCAGGAAGTAAATAACCTACAGTACTTCTGCCATCCCATGTCGTTATACCTTTATCAACTATCTTGGAATAACTGCTGACATAAACTCTCAAGTCTGATGGCAATGCCGAAGGTACACTTATTGTCAGTACATTCATTTCATTATGGAAGTGTGCCATAGGAGTACCAAATAGTACCCAATCCCAATCTGTTACGAATGGGCAACATACATCTAAGGTTACTGTAACACCACTCAGTATCGAGTAGTTACAAAATGCGTATTGTTTAGTTTGTGACATTATATTGTTATTGTTAAATCATTGGCGATTTCCGTAGCAATTTCTTCACTTAAAGTAGTTGCAAGGTCTTCTGAGATTATGTCTGTTGTTGTATCAATTATTGGCTGATTAAAGTTTCGTGCTTTTATTCCATTACGGTAAATGCTTTGTTGAATCAAGTATGCTACAGAATTGTAAGTCCCATTTCTTGGTGCAATACCTTTCTTCTTCATCCACTTTATCAAGTCTTCTGCAGGCACAAGTCTTGCATGTTTTGGTCTGCCATAAGCAACTGCTTGAAAGTAATCATTGGCTAAGAGAATAAACAAGTCGTTCTTATACACAAACTCAATTGACTTGTAAAGGTCAGACCTTTGAAGTTTGTATAATGCCAGGATTTTCTGTGTTGCTAAAGAAAGTTCCTGCAAGAGTGATTTAGTTATAGTTATTTCAACCATTATAATCTATCCATTGTTTCATTAAAGTGTGCAAGTGGGTCACATTCTCTGCCTACAATAAATTTCAAATCAACTCGTACTCCACATGCAATGTCAGAGTTTAGGTTTTTTACTGTTAAACCATCAGCAGTATTCACACTTAAATTCTTAATCTTCAACTTGAATACCTGTAATAAGATGTCAGCAATTGCTTCTGCTTGGCTTTGTTTATTAAGTTCATCCCATACATCATCTTGCTTTGGAAGCATAAGTACATCCATTGAAAATGTATAGACTTTATCTTTTGCCTCATAGGTAATCAGTATAGGAAACTCTATCCAAACTGCTGGGTAAATGTCTGAAGACTTTGATGCACTCATGTCCCAGGTATTCCCCACATGGAATGACTTGATGTCTTCTTCGTTAAGACAAATTTCTTTTATCCTATCCGTTAGTTCTTGTATGTTCATTGGATTGTTTTCTAATATAACACTTAAAGAATCTTGGTGTTTATTGTAACATTTTTATTTTTATTGCATTCGTGCTTACACATTACTTTTTCTTTTTGGCTTCTTCGAAAGCAAGTTCTTCAAGGTCTGCTTGAAGGTTTTCTTTGAGGATTTTGTAAGTGGCGAATTGAAATACTTCACCACATCTTTTTGCCATAACCATAGGTAGATTCGAAAAAGACCAATCTGCAATCTCGTAGGCGAAAACATACCAATTCGCTCCTTGGATTTCTTCATTGTATTTCGCAATTCTTGAATTTTGTGCAACAGTATGCTTTTTTGCACGTCTTGGGTTGAAGATAACCACCCAATGCTTTTGGCTGCGATTAAACTGGATAAAAAAAAAGCCTCAATGTCTTTAGCATCCGTCATTGGTATTGCTTCCATTAACTTCGACCTTTCTGTAAGATTGAAGTCATTAAGTGTTTCTCTGGACTTCTTACAATAAATAGCAATCAGTTTTGGCAATGCTCTGTAAGGTTCATCACGATGATTATATGTTGCAGTCTGAATACTTACAAAGTCTTCGAAATTCTGATTATTTAGGTCATCTTCACATGCATAGGTTTCACCATTAAACTGGAAACTTGTCTTTGCAATTGGTACATAAGGTTCACTGAGAAATGCCATGATTGATGTAATTTCCAATACTGCATCCCTTTGTTGTAGTCTCAAGTCTTTAACCGGAATTCCGGTATATGCACTGATAATTGCTATTATTGGAGCATCTTCAAGTAACTCCGATAATTCTGCTGACTTTATTAACATGCCTACTGTGACATCTTGCCAAGACTCTGGTATATTATAAAGTTTACCGTCAAATTTTATCTGCTTCATTTTCCTATTTTTATTAAACGATTAAATGTAATTTGGCTATTTGGATTATAATTCTTTACCTTTGATGTAACTTCACGTGGTTGTGCTGTCAACCATTGCCAAAGATTTCTACGTACTTTGCTTAATGCAATAAAAATTGAATCTTTAGTGACAATAGTTGTGCGAATACTGTCTTTGATGTTGATTAACTTAAAATCAATCCATTTATCCTTGTAGGAAGCAATCTTAGCCACTATCGTATCGTTAATGGTACTATCCCTCAAAACTGTATTGACATGATTAGTCGTTACACTATTGACATTCTGGACAGTTTCAACATTCTTTAGTTTAATGTCCATGTCCTTTAGTTGTTGTTTGATTTCCGGATACTGTTGCTTTACTTCTCCAACACTTAATTGAAGCACACGCATGTTTTCTTTATTCTCACCACGTAATTGCTCAAGTGCTGCCAAATAGTTATTCTCCATGCGTTTCATTTCGCCACGCCATAGTTTTGCACCAAAGTACAATCCAAGTCCAATTAATGCTAAGATGATTACCACATAGATAATCAGTTTTTTTGCTTTAAGAAATGCTAAAATTGTTGCTATCATAATTAAAAAGATTTAAATACTGTTGTGCCTGCTTGGTTTAAGAATTGCATTACTGAATAACTCAAACAATCCACTAAATCATCATGTACACTGAAAGGAAAACTTGCACATTCACTAAGTAGCATTTCCTGCCACCCCGAATCGTCTTGTACTAATATAACACGTTTGGCTGACAATGAAGGCTGTGCAGACTTAACCCTCTCAATTTTGTCCTTGGACTTTGGATGTAATTCCATTACACTATAATTTGTCAGTCGTTTCAACTCTTGAGTAATCGAAGGTCCTGAAGCCTTCATTTCTACCCACACCTTCTGCCAACCAAATTGCTGTCGTAATTCTTTTATTTTCTCAATCAAATCATTAAATTCCAACCAACCTCTACCTGCATGTCGAATGATTAAATTATTGCCATGCTTGGCAACTATAAGCCAGCCTGATGGGTCATTAGTGGTCTTCTTCGTAAAAGCACTATCAAGTACCAGTTGCCATTGAAGATTTAAAGGCAGTACTTCTGAGAGTTTCATATAAGTAAACCAACTTCTGCGAATCATGTCACCTTCCTCTGGTACAGGTCTTTGTAGCAGCTGCCCGGCATAAGGTGCTGGTCGCATAGTCGTGCGAAAATCTTCCATGACCTTTTGACTGAAACGACTTTGCCAAAAGAGTTTGTCAATATAATGAATTGCCAAGTCTGATGGATGCAAGTCTTGTGAGAGTATTGCAGGTATGCATATATGATAATACTTTAGTGGATTAGTACGCATCAAATAACCACTGATGTCGTTTTCATGGACTCTTTGTTGCAAACAGATTCTTATACTGACATCGGGGTTATTTAATCGTGAATACAATACATCAGTAAAACTTTCAATAGTATTCTTCAAGCCAATTGCTGACACATTGTCTGGACTTTGTATGTCATCGAGTAACATTATGTCACTTCCTGACCCTATAATTCCCGAATTTATCCCGAAACTTTCTCTACGACCACCGGAGTTATTCATGTAGTTTCCTTTGGCATGTTGGTCAAATCGTATCTGAAACAAGTTACCCCAACGTTGCTGAAACCATTCAGATTCAATAAGTATCTTGGATTGGTGTGTGAATTTAGTTGCAAGTGCATCAGTTGCACTCACTGAAATAATTGATAACGATGCTTGTTTAATGTGAATCCAAACCGGAAATATAATTGAAATCAAAATTGACTTACCACTTCTGAAAGGCAGGTTTATAATGAAGTCCCGGTCTTTTGGTTGTCCGTCAATGATTCTCTGCACTTCTGCCTGCAGAAGACCAGCAATATACTGAAAATGCCAATTATAATCCCACTTAACAGAAGGATAAAGAATACCCGTAGCCATTTTAAAAAACTCATAAAGACTTCTCTTACCGAGTTCGGCTTCCAACGTAACCAATAATTGTTTCTCATTTAATTCCGTTATTTGCATTTAATTTCCTCAGTCTTTTTTCTTCTCTCTTCTTATCTTCGATTACCTTGCGTTCCTTTACAGTTAAATAACCTTCCGGACGTAGTTTACGGACTTTATCATACTCAGTCTTACGATTACGATTGACTCTCTTAATTGGCAGAGTTGGCGTATCATCTAAGTCCCTTATAATTTCTTTACGATGTTGTGCTTTGGCTTTCAACTTTTTTTCAGTTGCGATTATTTCATCAATGTCAAAATTTTCTATCTTGTCCATAATGTCAGAAATTGTTATAATTTCTTTTACACCACGTTCACGAAAGATTGTGTCAACAACTGCCCGGAGTTTTGGTGTCATTGCTATTATCCAATAATAACTCTGAGTATCCCATTTCTTCGTAAGAAAACCATTGTCAATCCACCACTGGTCGTTATAATCCGTTAGATTACGCATCCTTTTTACCTTGCTTTATATTGTCAATTGCCTTCAGAAGTTCCTCAGTACTAATCTTTTCGAAATTCAAGTTTAAAGTATTTTGTTGAATAAGTGGTACGTCTTGGTGCAGTTTCAGTAATTTCTCTATTTGTTCTAATGCTTTTAACGATGCTCGTGGGTCTACGGTCTTCCATTCTTGAGCCAGGTCATAGTAGAATTCCAGGTGAGTAATGATGACAGATTCCCGGTCTGTTTTATAGTTGTCTTTGATGTATTGGTAAGCACGAGTAATTATTGCATCACAACTTCTTTGTGCAATGCCATACTTACTTGTGAGTTCATCAATAATATACCTGCGACTTTTAAAATTTAATAACATTGCAGCAACTTCAACCACACGTTGTTTGCTTACCAATACACTTACCGGCTTTTTTACCAATTGATTTTTCTTATTCATTGTCGTATTCATTTTCACTATGCAGATTCACATGCTGAATAAAACCAATCTGCTTTGGCTCTTGGATTGGTTTAAGTTTCAACCTAATGTCGATAATGTCGTATTCAAGGTGTTTAACACGTTTCTGCAAGTCCCGCAGTTTATCTTTTTTCGATAACGACTTTCGTCCGTGCTTTATGTGTACCGTTGGGACTTCTTGTCCTTTTCTTTTGACCATCTTTGTCAATTATTAAAGTTGTACCACTGTCATCACTTGCAAGATTATCTTTCTCCGACTTGGTTAAGAAATTCTTGATGTCATCATGGTCACGAGTAGCCAAGTCATCATTAGCACTTTCCTTGTGACTTTGTTGTTTAAGGTTTTCAATTGTACCAATACTATCTTCCAGTGGTGGTAGTATTGCATCGACTTTCTCTTGTCTTGTCATTGCATCATACTCGTCACGATAACTGAGCATCATGAAACGTTGGATTGCATTATGCTTAACTCTCATTGGTGTATCTGCTGATGCACCGGGTTGTATAATTGCAAAGGCTGCTGTTGCTTTGAGAGGATGTGTCAAACCTTTCTCAAGCATGTCGTAGATTTCTTTAATCTGATGTAATTCTTGTCTTGTCATTGGATTTATTGTATAATTTTTTATAAGTTATTTTATTTATTATTCTTGAAATTGTCCATTCATTAACATTGTTAATTGCTGCAATTTCTTTTCGTG